ACACTACACTTCATTGTGTGTATTAATAGTATTAATCATAGTTATTAATTCGTTTGAAGTAAACATAGTTAGATAGTTCATAGTAAAGTCGATTTAGTATATTAGTTATTGTGTTACATATATATTATCCAAATAGACTATTGTTTTGTCTGTAAAATATAAGTAATAGTGTAGTACATGTCTAGAAAAAGTCAAACACTGGGGCGTAATATACTGATAATCAAGGGTATATACGTAAGATCCTAGAGAAAAAGGGGGACCCGGTAAATTAAAAATCGTTTTTGTAACAGACTGATAATCAGGGGGATAGGGGGTAACACTATACTCCAAAATATCTAATAACTTTTTTGTGACACTAGCCTTATAAGTAGTATAGTAACAGGCTTATGTCACCCCTTAAGTAAAAAACTAGCTAAATCTGTGAGTATATAAGATATAAACGAATTTAAAGTAAAAGCTTTAGAAGCTAAGTAATAATATAACTATGGCAATTATCTATTCATATCCACCGATAGGCGATCTTTCAGGGTCAGACACAGTATTAGTAAATGACACATCGAAAGATAACAGCACTAAAACAGCTTCTATCGATGACATTAAATCTTATATTGGAGCTAATTTATTTAAAAAAGATATAACAATAACATCTGCTCAACTATTAAGCCTTAATGGAGGTGGATCAATAGAACTGATAGCTGCGCCTGGAGCTGGAAAATTAATAGCCGTGCAAAACATGATTTATTTTTTAGATTATAACAGTGTAGCGTACAATTTTACTAATCCAGGAATAAGTGACACTATAACTTTTAAGATAGGTACAGTTAATACTTTTCAAAATCTCAGCCCAACAAACGATTTAAACTTAACAGCAGATAAGTATATTAGTTTTGATTTTCCTAACAACGATGAAAATGATGACATACAACCAAACGTAGCTTTTACTTTAGATGCTACTGCTGGTGTAACTGTGTCTCAAGGTAATTCACCGATTAAATTATCAATTTTATATAGAAATGTAAACTTAAATTTTTAATCATACACCCTGCTCGGAAGTAGAGCAAACCAATTAATAACATAAACCAAAACCAATGACACTATATTATAAGACTAGCACGTGGAATAGTCAACCACAAATATCCGAAGACCAAATAGAATTTTGGAAACATATCGCTGATAAAACAAATTGGCGAATAGTACAATTACCAAATGGATATTACCAAACTGAATATAAAGATCAAGATGAAACTTGGCAAGATGTAACTCGTAGAGAAACTCTTGAAAGTGCTGAAGCTGCAATTGATGGTAGCATCGAACACTATACTAAAAAGCTTGAATTTGTAAAAGGTCCTAAGGTAGTAAAAACCTTTGAATAATACTAAAAAATAAAATTAAATTAAATTTACTCAAAAACAATGAATGTATTATTAGTTTCACCCGATACCACTGAAAACCCATTCGGTGGTATGGGTGTTCAAATGAAAGGTCTGCAGTCAGCTGATTCTCCAATAAATTTTAAATTTCATTATGTAGAAACTCATTCTTTTCAAGAGCAAGATTCTGCAAGTAAAATGAAAATAAACGGAAAATTAGGTTATTATGGAGGAAATTATGACCACAAAAAGTTTACTGTAGATAGTTTGTACTCACAATTATTAAATTTTCCTAACATATCAAAACTAAAAGACATAGATATAGTAAACTCTTTTGATGCTTCAACAGGGATGCTTGGGTATGTTATAGCTAAAGCTTTAGGAGTTCCACACGTGTGGACGCTTCAATTATCTAATATCTTTTTATTAAGAGATGTGCATGGAATAAAAGGTTCTGATTATTTTAAAATGTTAGAACTTAAATGCATGCAGCATGCTAACGCTGTAGTTCATGGATCAATGGAATATGCTAAAGAATTTTATTATTTAAACAACAATGTTTATACTATAAAATGTGGTATTGAGTTTGATAAATGGCAAAGCGTAAAAAAAGATTCTAAAAGTTTACCAGGTAGAAAAAACGCTAAAAAACTTTGTTATATAGGTAGAATAACTACTATGAAAAATGTACAAAGTTTAATGGAAACTAAACTACCTGAAGATGTTGATTTATATTTTATAGGTCACCACAGAGCTGGCAGTGAACTTATATATGAACATTTCAAAGACTTTGTTAAAGAAAATAAAAATGTACATTTTTTAGGTCCTATTTATGGTGATGAAAAAATAAAAACATTAAAAAAAATGGATGCTGTTATAGTTCCATCTATTCACGAGCCATTTGGTATTGTTACATTAGAAGCTTTAGCATCTAACAATATATTATTATCTTCTTTTAAATCAGGTATGGGAGAATACTTAAATGAAGATGTGGCAATAAATTGTGGTGTAACTCCAGATGAAATATCTAAAGCTATTTTAAAATGGAGTAAAATGACAAGTAAACAAATTAATAATCAAATTAAAAAAGGTCATGAGTTTTTAAAACCTTTTACTTGGGAGAATTCAGCAGCTACGCTGCATGAAATATATAAAAGAACTATAAAACAATATAATATACTTAAAGAATACAACACAGAGTCTAACAACAGTCCGCCTACATACGATGGCTTGACTAAACTTTTAAACAATAAAAACAAAATAAAAAATGAGTAAATTTGACGTAACCGGTCAGGTAGCTGGTATAAGTTATACTGACGCAGAAAAAGCAAAAGCATCAGGTGCGGTTACTGATGCTGGATATTTAGGCGGAACAAGTTGGATAAAAACCCAACACGAAGCCGCTAGAGAATTTTCTAAAAATGGAATTTCTCAATTTAAACAATTAGAATTTTCAGATGCTGTAGAAGGATTAAGCATACCAGATGGTGAGTTTGACTTTTTTGATAAAACTTTTAACTTAACAAATAAAGGCGTAACAGATCTTTTAGTTGGTTTTAAATATAAATCAAGCTCTTCTAATCTTGACAAATCGGTCCCGATAGATTCAGTAGGCACGCCACTACCTTTATATCTAAACAGTGCAATGTTTACAACAGATGGAAATGGTGGAATTACAACAAATACTATTGGAAGCGCCCAAGTTACAGCACAAAGTGGTTCTCCAACCCAAGGACCAATAGTAACGTCTACTACATTTTTAGTAAATACTGATTATACTAAATGTGGTCCTTACGGAACAACCTTTACGGCGCGATCGGCTGGTATTTATACTGGTGACGCGTGGGGAACAAATTCTCCTCCAACAGATACAGGAGGAATGGCTGATCCAAATAGATATCACCAACCAGGAGACGCAGGTGAAAAGGCGGCTTTTGGATTTTGGCAATATGGAGATTCTACAGATAGTAAAGCAGGATTTAGATATATGATCGGGTTATATAATGGTACATCAGCGCTTTCTAGCGAAGCTAGTCAAGATTATGTTGTAAAATCAATGTCTATAAACACTACAACGGCTGGTGTAAGTCAATTAGTTTTACATTTTAGAAAAACAGCAGTAACATCTGGAGTAAGCATAAATCAACCAGATATTTTAATAACAACACTTAAAATTAATCTATAATATAGATATTATTTTAAAATTAAATTAAATTAAATTAAATAAATAAAATATGATTGTAAAAAATCTAAACTTTGGCGACAAAGCTAAAGAACAGGTTTTTAACGGTATAGAAAAACTCACTAATGCTGTTAGCTCCACTTTAGGAGCTAGCGGCAAGTGTGTTATACTTGAAGATGAAACTGGAAAACCAATTATAACAAAAGATGGTGTAACAGTAGCAGACTCAATAATACTTTTAGATCCTGTAGAAAACATGGGAGCTACTTTATTAAAAGAAGCTGCCCGTAAAACAGTTAAAGAAGCTGGTGACGGAACTACAACTGCAACAGTATTAGCATATTCAATATTACAACACGCTGATAAAAAAGATATTAATACTCGTGAAATGAAAAACGGTATTGATTCTGCAGTAAAAAAAGTAGTAAAATACTTAAAAGAAAATTCTGTAAGTGTTACAGAAGACATGCTAGATCAAGTAGCAACTATTAGTTGTAACAACGATGCTGATTTAGGTAGTATTATTGGTGACGCTTTTAGAGCTGTAGATAAAACTGGAGTAGTTGTAATGGAACCAACAGAAGAAACAGAAACATCTGTTGAAATTGTTGAAGGTGTTGAATACGACAAAGGTCTTGTTAACTCACATTTTGTAACTAGTAAAACAAAACGAGTTGCTGAGTTAGAAAATCCTTTAGTGTTGATAGTGGAGTCTCCAGTTGAAAATATAAGAAAAATACAAAACGTACTTGAGTTTGTAATAAAAAACAACAAGTCACTTTTAATTATCGCTGATTGTGAGCAAGCTGTAACTTCAGCTCTTGCAATGAATAAAGTAAAAGGTAATATAAAAGTAAATATAATAAACGCACCTACTTATGGCGTTAATAAAAAAGATACACTTTCAGACCTAGCTCTTTTAACAGGAGCAACTGTTATTAATGAAGATCTTGGTGATGATATGGATTTAATTCAATCTGAACATTTAGGTCAAGCAATAAAAAGTGTAACGACAGATACAGAGACAATTATACAAGTCGATAATAGTAATCCTAAAATTTCTGAACTTGTTGAGTACTTGAAAAAAGAGCTTAGTAAAACTAAAAACTCAAATGAAATTATAAAGTTAGAAAAGCGTTTAGCTCGTGTTTCTGGTAAAGTTGCTATTGTAAAAGTTGGAGCAAATTCTGAAATTGAATTAAAAGAAAAACAAGATAGAGTCGAAGACGCTATTTGTGCTACTAAAGCCGCTATTAAAGAAGGTATTGTTTCTGGTGGTGGTATTGCTCTTTTAAATGCTTCACAAAACATAGAAGCAGACAACGAAGGCGAACGCGTGTTGCTTGATGCTATTCAAGCGCCGTTTAAAACTATACTAAGCAATGCAGGTGTTGATTCTTACAAAATATCTAAAAGTGTTGGTAAAGGTTTAGATGTGGTTACAGGAAATATGGTAAATATGATAAATTTTGGTATTATTGATCCACTGTTGGTAACTAAAAGTGCTATTCGTAACGCGGCTTCTGTAGCTACAACAATATTATCTACTGATTGTGTAATCAATAACGTTAGAATCGATGAAAGCAATAGGTAGAAATTTGATAGTAAACAAACATAAGATAGGTTCTTCTAAAACAAAAGGAGGTCTTATATTGGCAGAAAAACAAAGAGACGATATAAGATATATAACTGGTGATGTAGTTTCTGTAGGAGATGAAGTTAGTGGTATCAAACAAGGTGATAAAATATATTACGATAAACATGCAGGGCATGGAATAGAGTTTAAAGATAATAAATATATTGTTATCAAACTACAAGATGTAGTTGTTGTTTTATGAAAAGGCTAGAAGCAAGAGATATTAAAGATATGAACTTGCTAAAACATTATCGAATAATAAGACGATGGGCTTGTAGAAACAACAACCTTTTAGATTCAGATTTAGAAGTTTTAATATATCTTGACTGCTTTGGTCTTTTTAATAAAAAAGATTTTAAAGCTGGTATTTATTCTTACAGTTGGGATAATAGGCGATTCAATAGATTATTAAAAAATGGTTGGATAATAGTTTGGAGAGAAAGAAACAGAACGACGCAAAAATATAATCTATATAAAACTTCAGTTAAATGTCAGCATTTAATATCACGCATGTATAGAATCATGCTAGGTGAAGAAGATATACCTACTAGCACCAGACGTAATAGCATAATGAAAGGCAAAACTTACAGTGATAAAGTTTTATCATTTGCTATTAATAAAGTCAATAAAGATAAAAACAGATAATATGGGAAAAGGTTTTAAATTACCAGGCGTGTCTCCATTAAAACAAGAAGGGGATAAATTTGGTTTACCATCATTCGATAGATCAGAATATAGATCATCAGGCGGTTCGTATTCAAGCCCACAAGATCCTAGCACTTACTTTACACCTGGTAATTATTTCGCTGAAGGTATAGGCTCGTTTGGTAATATATCTTCTGAATATATTAAAAATAAAAAACCAGAAGTAAATCCTGACGGTAGTATTGGTAATATAGGCGGTGCTAGAACTAGTCAAACTCTTGCAACTAATTTAGACAAACGTATTGCTGCAGCTGAAGCTAAAGGTGATAAATCTAAAACAGAAAGATTAAAAGGTAAAAAGCAAAGACGTAGTATGCGTGATACTACTAAAGCTGAAATAAATAAGAAAAAAAATAAAGAAATAGAAGCTAAGCTTCAAGAAAGATTAAACGAAAGATTAACTAAAAAAGGTATAGACCCATCTACAGTAAGTACATCTCAAGGATCTGAATACAAAAAGTTATTTGCTAATATGGCAAGTAATCTTGGCGTACAAACAGATTTAGATACTAGTACTGATGGAACAAGTGCAATGAATATGAAAAAAGAATCACCGCTAGGCTTCGTTCCTAGTCAACAAATGGGGCAACCTCAAGCTTTTAGCTATGACGTACCGCAACAAGCAAATATGATGGGTACAGCTCAACCTGTATTTAATCAACAAACAATGGGTATGGCAGAAGCTGCTTTTGGTAACCAAGCAATGAGACAAGCGTCTGTTGGTAGCGCGTTTCAAGTTAGTGCAAAACAAGAAGCTGCATTTGGACCTGACTCTAAGTTAGCAAAAGAGGATCCAGCTCAAGCTAAAAAAATATATGATGGTATTAAAGCTGGTGATAACTCCCCAGCTGCTAGCTATGAAAACCCACAAACTGTTGTAGATCACTCAGGAGGTTATGTAGCTGCAAAAGCCTTAGACACATTTGGGCAACTAGCAGGTAATTTTATTACAAAAAAATACGGACAAGGAGAAACTGAAGTTGAACAAAAATAAGAATAAATAAATAACTATGGATCATAAAATAGAAAAATTAATTAGAAAACCTGTTCTTGAAGGGCAAGTAGGTGAATCACATGTTTGGGACGGTCCATTAGATACCAGTGGTTTTCCAATGGGAGATGGTAGTAGTTCTGGTATTACTGGAATGAAACTTAAAATGGCTAAGTGCAAATATACACCAGGACCTATAACTAAAAAAGCTCAAGGTGCCTGAAGTAAATAAAAAAACTTTAAAATGCAATAAACCTAGAAAAACACCAAGTCATAAGACTAAATCGCATGTTGTTAAAGCTTGCGAAAATGGTAAAGAAAAAATAATTAGGTTTGGGCAACAAGGTGTAAGCACTGCCGGTAAGAAGCAAGATAAAAAATCAAAAGCAAGGCGTGCTAGCTTTAAAGCTCGTCATGCAAAAAATATTAAGAAAGGTAAAATGTCCGCCGCTTACTGGGCTGACAAAGTAAAATGGTAATTATGGAAAAAGGACACTTTGGTCAGTACTCTGGCAACGCAAGACACTCACGTACTCCAGTTACAAGAAGTAACTATAGATCTTCAGTAGCAGACGATGCTGCACATATTCATTATCTAAAAGAAGATATCAACTATGACGCTAAACATGGTCATAGTGATGAGAATATGACTGCAGACGAAAAGCATATATCTAAGCTAGCAGGTGATATGAAGTATGATAAAAAACATCATGGTTCACCAGCTAAACAACTAGATGAAAGAGAAGGTAGTAGAGGTACATCAATCACAGAAGGTATAGAGCTCGGTGAAGCTACTGCTAGCTTGTCTGATATGTACAAAAGAGATGCAAAAATGAAAGTACCGTCTTTTCCTGAATTTACCACAACATCTGCAGGTTACACTCAAGTAGGTGGCGAAGGTAGTATTGAGCCGTTTCCAAGTGCAGTGTATATTGGCAAAGGAACTAGTGTGCCAGGTGTTGGTAGAACTTTTTCAGAAAAAGAAATTTCTGCTGGTAGAAAAAAATACGAAAATTTACAAGCTAGAAAACAAAAAGCTTTAGATTATTTAGCTGCAAATCAATAGCATGAAATCAAAAGGTTTAGGTGACGACATAGCTAAGTTTACTAAAGCTACTGGTATTAAAACAGTGGTTGATAAAATGGCTGAAGGTCTAAACATAAACTGTGGCTGTAATAACAGGCAAGAGTGGTTTAACGAAAAATTCCCATACAGAAACTAATGGCATTTAAACTAACACCTCCATTTCCAATAGACAACACTCCAATATATCAAGTTGATATGGAAGATGGCGTGTTAGGCAAAGCTAATAACAATGGTACTATTATTATAAATGATAAAGTAGGGCCAGATAAAATTGATGAAGTTGTTGCTCACGAGAAAGTACATATTGCACAAATGCGTAGAGGCGATCTTGATTATGACGATAAAAACGTTTATTGGAAAGGTAAAACAATACCTAGGTCAAGCATAAAAGAAGGGGCAAAAGACTTGCCATGGGAAGCTGAAGCATATAGAAACGCATAATGAAGCCATCTAAGAAAGGATATTTAAGAAACAGCCCTGATGTTAACAAGCCAGTAAATAAGATAATAGGTGGCAAGATAACAATGAAAGGAGTTAACTTTAAAGTATTAGGTACTGACGATAGAGGTTACACTAAGATTATGTACCCGGGATATGACTACACGTTTCCTGGCGCTAAATACGTTATAGAAAAACGTTTAAAATAAAACTATGGTATTTAAATTACCAGGACTAAAAAAGTAAAAAAATAAGTGATAATATTAGTATAACAATTTAATCTAATATTATGAAAAAACTATTTTTAGCGCTATTATTTAATTTAATTACATTAACAGCTTTTAGCCAAGACAATTTCGCGGGTTGGTGGGAAAGCAAAACATCTAAATACATTACAATGATTTATGTAGGAGACTACGGTGTATCACAGGTTGTTAACTATAACCCTTGGAATGAAGATGTTATAGAAGAAAAAATAATCAAGAAAAACAAAAATACATTTGTAACACACTTATTTAATAAGCGTAATGGTTATTCAGTAAAAGTAAAATACAAACTAAAAGATAAAAATAACTTAATATGTAAGTTTACTGGTGATTTAAAAAGAACAGTACATCTTACTAGGTATAAGTTTGATTTAAATAATAAACTAAAAACATAAAACGATGCCGTATTCACCAATGCAAAAACATTGCATACAAATGAAAAATCATAAAGGTAAAACTACCGGGATTATGATGGAAGGATCTGTAGCACATCAAGAGTCTGCAGCTCAAGAAAAGAAAAACTTACTAAAAGATATGCCTATCGATAGTAAAGCTTCAGCTATGGAAATGTCTCCATATAAAATGGGTCATGAGTCACCAGCAGAATTTACTGGTATGAGTGGAGGTTCAGCTTTACATCAAAAAGATGAAAGATCTGGTAATGGAAAATCAATGACAGAAGGTATAGAGCTCGGTGAAGCTACTGCTAGCTTGTCTGATATGTATAAAAAAGATTCAAAGTTAAATATTAAAGATTTTCCTCGACTAAGAGAGTCTTTAACGCAGCCTGGAATGTTTCAAGTAGAAGGAAGTCCAACTGGTCATAATGCTTATCTTGGACGAGGTAGTTTTTTACAAGGTGATGTTGGAAGCTGGTATACATCTGAACAAGTTAATGAGGCTAAAAATAAACATCAAGGCTTAGTTAATAGAAAAACTAAAGCTAAAAAGTACCTAGCTTCAAATATGTAAAATGAAAAAACTTTTAAGTCTTTTATCAGGTGGCATAATTAAAGACGTAGGTAATGTAATAGATAAACTTACAACTACAGATGAAGAAAGATTAGCTGCTAAACAAAAGATTCAAGAGTTGTTAGAAAAAGCAGATCAAGATGCGCAGACTCAAATTACTGAGCGCTGGAAACTTGATATGCAATCAGATTCGTTTTTATCAAAGAATATCCGCCCGCTAGTGTTAATATATCTTACTGTTATATTTACGGCATTAGCATTTTTCGATGGTAACATTGGTGGGTTTAAAGTAGCTGAAGAATATATCCCAATATTTCAATCGCTATTAATTACAGTATACGGCGCTTATTTTGTAGGTCGCACTTGGGAGAAGTCAAAAAAAAGTAAACAAGAATAAAATTAAATTAAATGTCAAAGTCAATTACAGCTGAAGAGCTTAAACAAGTTAAAGATCAACAAGCAGATTTAGGTCAAGTAGTAAATCAAATAGGTCAACTAGAAGCTAACAAGCACGCTTTGCTACATAAGATTGCTGGTATTAACGAAGGTATTGAAGATACTAAAAAGCAATTAGAAGAAAAGTATGGCTCTATTAATATTGATTTAGAAACCGGAACTTACACTGAAATCGAAAAAGAAGATGATAGTGAGCTAAGTGTTGTTAAATCAGAAGACTGATGAGTGCTATTATAAGAAAAATCAGTATTGGTTCTGATTATAAAAATGATGCTATGCATTATTCGTTAGGTCAAGAAGTATACGGCGGTCATAATATTAATAGTATTTTATTTGATGAGCTAGATAATTCTTACAATATTTACATCAAAAAAAACGATGAAGTAATGCCATGGAAAAAGTTTAATTCTAATATGGCTATATCTGTTGAGTACGATTTAAAATACTAATGAGAAGTGTATATGATTTTATAATCAAACCATTTGGAGAAAAGTATGATAATGAAATTAAAGTTGGAAACAAAAAATTAATACTTAACTCTAACATAGAAAGTTATAAGTTTGTAAACAATAAAGCTATTATAGTATCTACACCGTTAGCGGTAAAAACCCCTATTGAAGTAGGGGATGTAGTCATAGTGCATCATAATATATTTAGACGCTATTATAACGAAAAAGGCAAAGAAGTTAATAGTAGTAAATTTTTTAAAGAAGACATGTACTTCTGTCAATTAGACCAAATATATTTATATAAAAATAGCTCTACGTGGAAAGCGTTTAGCGATAGGTGTTTTGTTGCTCCTGTTGTTGATACCGACATTTTAGAATTGTCTAAAGAAAAAAAGCATATTGGTTTTTTACGCTATACAAACAAATCTTTAGAAAGTAAAAATCTAAATAAAGGCGATGTTGTTGGTTTTACACCTAACAGTGAGTTTGAATTTATTGTAAACGACGAGCTACTGTATTGTATGCGAACAAAAGATATTGTAATCAAATATGACAACAAAAAAAACGAAATTAAATATAATCCAAGCTGGGCAAAAAGCAGTTGATGAATTAATTAAAGTTGCTGAAGAAAAAATCATTACTAACACTGAAGATGATGTTTCTGCAGATAGACTTAAAAACGCGGCTGCAACTAAAAAGCTAGCTATATTCGATGCTTTTGAAATACTGTCTAGAATAGAAGAAGAAAAAAATATACTTGAAGACAAACCTAAAGAAACTAAAGAGAAAAGTTTTAAAGGATTTGCTGAGGGTAGATCAAGATAATGCACAAACAGTCTTTAGCAGTAGTAATAAAAGACCACATTAAACCTAAAGTTTTAAAAAGAAACAATAGGTATAAAAAATGGGAGTATGGTTATGATGTAGAAAATGACATCATAATTATAAGTAAAGATGGTACAATAGGTGATGTTGTAGAAATACAAAACCTTAAAATAGCTTTACCACTTAAGCCAGAAAAAGTTTATTCTGCAAGTGATAAAAAAGAAAACCAAAGATGGGTTAGGTCAGAATATCCTAAACCATTATCTAAAATAAAAAATGTATTTGAATGGGAACAATATCCTATTGATTTTAAAGAAAAGTGGTACGATTATATTGATGAAGAGTTTAAAAAAAGAGAAGAAGGTTTTTGGTTTTATAACAACGGTAAGCCTATTTATATTACTGGTTCTCATTACATGTTCTTGCAGTGGTCTAAAATTGACGTTGGGGCCGCTGACTACAGAGAATCAAATAGATTATTCTTCATTTTCTGGGAAGCTTGCAAAGCAGACCAACGTTGTTATGGAATGTGCTACCTTAAAAACAGACGCTCTGGTTTTTCATTTATGGCGTCATCGGAACTGGTTAATCAAGCAACAATATCTTCCGACTCTAGATATGGTATATTATCCAAGTCTGGAGCTGACGCTAAGAAGATGTTCACCGACAAGGTGGTGCCAATGTCAATTAACTACCCGTTCTTTTTCAAACCGATACAAGACGGTATGGACAGGCCAAAGACAGAGCTCGCATACCGGATACCAGCTTCAAAGCTCACCAGAAGAAAACTTGATCAAGGTGAGGCGCCAGAGGAGCGCGAAGGGCTTGACACCACGATTGACTGGAAGAACACGGGTGATAACTCATACGACGGTGAGAAGCTCAAACTCCTTGCGCACGACGAATCAGGAAAGTGGGAGCGGCCGGACAACATCCTTAACAACTGGCGAGTCACAAAGACGACGTTAAGATTAGGTAGTAAAGTTGTTGGTAAATGCATGATGGGATCAACAAGTAATGCTCTTGATAAGGGTGGTGATAACTTTAAAAAATTATACTATGCTTCAGACGTCACGCAAAGAAACCGCAATGGACAGACTAGCTCGGGACTATATAGTTTGTTCATACCTATGGAATGGAACTACGAAGGATTCATTGATTCTTATGGCGTACCTGTATTCGACTCACCAAAAGATGTCGTTAAGGACACGCAGGGTGATTTAATTATTAATGGTGTTATAGAACACTGGGAGAATGAAGTAGATGGTCTTAAAAACGATCAGGATAGTTTAAACGAATATTACCGTCAGTTTCCTCGTACAGAAAAACACGCGTTTAGAGACGAAGCAAAATTATCTTTATTTAATCTAACTAAAATATACGAGCAAATAGATTACAATGAAGATATGAAGAATAAAACTATGATTACTAAAGGTAACTTTCAGTGGGCTAATGGTGTAAAAGATACTACTGTAAGTTTTGTACCAGATAGAAATGGTAGATTTTTAGTTTCATGGATTCCACCTACAAATCTACAAAATCGTGTGATAATAAAAAATGGAGTAAAGTTTCCAGGTAATGACCACATAGGAGCTTTTGGTTGTGATAGTTACGATATATCTGGAACAGTAGATAAACGCGGCTCTAAAGGATCTCTACACGGCTTAACAAAATTTAGCATGGAGCAAGCTCCTTTTAATATGTTTTTTTTAGAATACATATCAAGACCTCCAACAGCTGAAATATTCTTTGAAGATGTTTTAATGGCGTTGCATTTTTATAGCATGCCTATACTCGCAGAGAATAATAAACCTAGACTGTTATATTATTTAAAACGTAGAGGTTATAGAAAATTTTCAATGAACAGGCCAGATAAAATATACAACAAACTGTCTGTTGCGGAAAGAGAAATAGGTGGTATACCTAATTCAAGTGAAGATATCAAACAAGCTCACGCTGCTGCTATAGAATCCTATATAGAAGATTACGTGGGTTTAAAAGAAAATGGATATGGTAACATGTATTTTCAAAGAACGCTAGAGGATTGGGCTAAATTTAATATAAACAACAGGACGAAATTTGATGCAACAATCAGTTCTGGATTAGCCATAATGGCTTGTAATAAAAATAAATACACGCCAGTAAACACACAACAACTCGATCCAGTTAACATATCGTTTAAAAAATATGATAACACAGGTTACATTTCAAAAATAATATAATAAATGGTTTATACTAATGTAAATAGTTCCTTTCCAAGTCAGGTGGTACCAGACGTAGAAAAGAATACTTTGGATTATGGTTTCCAAGTAGGTAGAGCTATTGAAAACGAATGGTTTAGAGGTGATCGTAGTTTAGGAGCTGGTGGTCGTTTTGGTAATAACTGGCAAGATTTTCATAGATTAAGATTATACGCAAGAGGTGAGCAATCTGTAGCTAAATATAAAGATGAGTTATCAATTAATGGTGATTTGTCTTATTTAAATTTAGACTGGAAACCTGTCGCGGTGTTGTCTAAATTTGTAGACATTGTGGTAAACGGAATGACTGATAAAGGCTATGAAATAAAATCTTTTGCAAGTGATCCTTTTGCTATAAAGCAAAGAACTCAATATGTTTTTGATGCTATAAAAGATATGCAAAGTCGTGAGCAAATTGAATCTTTAAATCAAGCAACAGGTCAAAACTTTTATTCTAGTGTAAATCCAGACGCTTTACCTCAAAACGAAGAAGAGTTAGAACTTTACATGCAGTTAACTTATAAACAGTCTATTGAAATAGCTGAAGAAGAATTAATTGAAAATGTTTTTAATTACAACAAGTATGACGAAATAAAGAAAAGACTAGCTTATGATCTGGTTGTACTTGGAATAACTTGTGTTAAAACAGATTTTAATTTAGCTAATGGTGTTACAGTTGATTATGTAGATCCAGCTAATTTAGTTTATTCATACACCGAAGATCCTAACTTTGAGGATATTTATTATGTTGGGGAAGTTAAAAGCGTGAGTTTAGAAGAGGTTAAAAAACAATTTCCATATTTAACTGATTCTGAATTAGAAGAAATTCAAAAGTACCCAGGTAATTCTAATTACACTAGAAACTATTTGGGTCAAGATGACAGTTACAACAATGTTCAAGTTTTATATTTTGAGTATAAAACATATAACAATCAAGTATTTAAGATCAAACAAACAGATCAAGGTTTAGAAAAAGCGTTAGAAAAGCCAGGTGATTTTAATCCACCTGAAAATGAAAACTTTGAAAGAGTACATAGAGCAATAGAGGTTTTATACAGCGGTGCTAAAATACTTGGGCAAGAAAAAATGCTTAAATGGCAACTTGCTGAAAATATGACAAGACCTTATAGCGATCAAACTAAAGTTCAAATGAACTACGCTATAACTGCCCCACGTATGTATAAAGGTAGGATAGAGAGTGTTGTTAGTAAGTGTATCGGGTTTGCTGATATGATTCAACTTACTCATTTAAAAATACAACAAGTTCTAGCTCGTATGGTACCAGATGGTGTATTTGTAGATGTTGATGGTTTAGCAGAGGTTGATTTGGGTAACGGAACAAATTACAATCCGCAAGAAGCTTTAAACATGTACTTCCAAACTGGTAGTATTGTTGGAAGATCAAAAACTATAGAGGGTGATTTAAATCCAGGTAAAGTACCTATACAAGAACTACAAACATCAAATGGTCAAGCTAAAATAGGTGCGCTAGTTCAAACGTATCAATATTATTTACAAATGATACGTGATGTAACTGGATTAAATGAAGCTAGAGATGGTAGTCAGCCAGATAAAAATGCTTTAGTTGGTTTACAAAAATTAGCAGCAGCTGCTTCAAACACAGCAACAAAACATATATTACAGTCTCTTATGTATTTAACAATTAGAGCTGCAGAGAATATTAGCTTAAGAGCTGCAGATATGTTAAATTTCCCGCTTACTAAAAACGCTTTAATAAGTTCTATAAATCAATACAATGTAGGTTCTTTAAAAGATATAGAAAAATTAAACATGCACGAGTTTGGTATTTTCTTGGAGTTAGAGCCAGACGAAGAAGAGCAGCAAAGATTAGAACAAAACATACAAGTTGCTTTGCAATCTGGAGCTATAAATCTAGAAGATGCTATTGATATTAGACAAATTAAAAATATTAAATTAGCTAATCAATATTTAAAACAAAAACAAAAAGAACGAGCCGCAGCTGCTGCAGCCGCGCAACAACAAAACATACAAGCACAAGCTCAAGCTAACGCTCAAGCTTCTGAGCAAGCTGCTTTAGCTGAAGTGCAAAAACAACAAGCATTAACAGAAAGTAAGTTACAATTAGAGCAAGGTAAATCTCAGTTTGAAATACAAAAACTAGAACGCGAAGCTCAAATAAAACAAATGTTAATGGAGCAAGAGTTTGGTTATAACTTGCAATTAGCTCAATCTAAGGTAAATGCTGAAGCTACTCGTGAAAAAGAAATAGAAGATCGTAAAGATAAACGTGCTAGAATCATTGGCACACAGCAATCAGAAATGATATCGCAAAGACAAAATGATGAATTACCAAAAGACTTTGAATCATCTGGTAATGACACGCTTGGAGGATTTGGACTTGAACAGTTTGAACCTCGTTAAAAAACTTTTAATTATTTAATTATATTATATTATGTCAGAAGAAGTAAAACAAGAAGGTGAGTTTAAATTACAAGCCAAACCTAAAAAACCTAAAAATTTAGGCAAAACCGAAGAAGTAACTAAAGTTCACATACCTAACACGGCTCATGAGGCTCAAGGTAAAGTAATACCTGATGTTACTAAAATTGAGATAAAAAAAGAAGATGCCGTTCAAACACAAGAGACAAATGATAGCGATGTTACTATCGAAGGATCCACAGACAGTAGTGACAGCCAAGAAGTGGTTGAAGAAGTACGGGAAACCGAAGAGAAAATAGAAACACCTTTAACACTAGTTGAAGAAACTGAAGCTACTGAGCAGTACAAGGTTACCGAAGAACCTGTACAACAAGCAGAACAAACAAAACAGTTACCTGAAAATATTGAAAAGCTAGTTTCTTTTATGGAAGAAACTGGTGGCACAGTTGCTGATTACGTGCGACTTAACGCAGACTACACTAACGTAGATAATAATACTTTAGTGAGAGAATATTATAAACAAACACGGCCGCATCTTGATCATGAAGATGTTAGTCTTTTATTAGAAGACTTTACTTATGATGAAGAGTTAGACGACGAAAAAGATATACGCAAAAAGAAAATTGCGTTTAAAGAAGAAGTTGGAAAAGCAAAAAACTTTTTGGAAGACTTAAAAGGTAAATACTACGACGAGATCAAGTTGAGACCGGGCGTAACCCAAGAGCAACAAAAAGCTGTAGATTTTTTCAATCGATACAATGAAGAACAGCAAGTTGTAAAACAAAGACAGGAGCATTTTAGTAATACTACTGATCAACTTTTTTCTAATGATTTCAAAGGTTTTGATTTCTCAGTTGGAGATAAAAAGTTTAGATATGGTGTTAAAAATCCTGAAAGTGTTGCCAAAGCTCAAACAGATATTGCTAATTTCGTTAAGACGTTCTTAAACGACAAGGGAGAAATATCTGATGCTAAAGGTTACCACAAAGCTTTATATGCAGCTCGCAATGCTGATACTTTAGCTCAACATTTCTATGAGCAAGGAAAAGCTGATGCTGTTAAAAACGTTATGGCTAAGTCAAAAAACATATCGACTGAACCAAGGCAAACGACAGGCGGTGAAGTATTTGTTAATGGATTAAAAGTTAAAGCCGTTAGTGGCGCTGATTCTTCAAAACTAAAAGTAAAAACAAGAAAATTTAACTAAAAACATTTATTATGAGTTTAACTCCAACATTTGGTAGTATTGTACCAAGTCAAAAGCAAGAGTTATTAGATTCAAACTATTTGGTATTCAACAATGGTACCACTGGAACTGACACTTTTGCTCAACAATACTTACCTGAAATTTACGAACAAGAAGTAGAGCGTTATGGAAATCGTACACTCTCTGGCTTTTTGAGAATGGTAGGTGCAGAAATGCCCATGACCTCTGACCAAGTAATTTGGTCTGAACAAAACAGACTGCACATTGCTTATGACGATTGTACTCAAACTGGTGCTGGTAACACTATTAACGTTAACCCTACTGCTGCTGCAGATATAAAAAACGTTATTTCACCAAGAGCTACAGTTGTTATTTTAGACAGCAGTGGTAATGAAGTTAAAGCGTTAGTAACGGCTTCAGATACAGATCCTGCAAACCCAGTTATTACTGTTAAACCTTATACATCTGCAACTTTAGCTTCCGCTGGTATTACTGGCACCGTTAAAGTGTTTGTCTATGGTTCTGAGTATGAAAAAGGTTCTGTTACACCAAACAATACAGCTACAGCTGGTCCTGCTAATGGGTATATTAGTGTTGATCCATCTTTTACTCAATATTCAAATTCTCCAATTATTGTTAGAAACAAATACACTGTAAATGGTTCTGACATGGCTCAAATTGGTTGGATTGAAGTTGCTACTGAAGACGGAACATCTGGGTATCTATGGTATTTAAAAGCTGAGTCTGAAACAAGATTGCGTTTTGAAGATTACCTAGAAATGGTATGTGTTGAAGGTGAAGTAGTAAGTGGTGGTTCTTCTATCACAACTGCAAAAGGTACTCAAGGTTTATTTGCCGCTATCGAAGATAGAGGTAACGTGAACGTTGGATTTACCGCCGCTCCTTCTATTGGCGACTTTGATAATATTCTTAAGAATTTAGACACTCAAGGAGCTATTGAAGAAAACATGCTATTTTTACAGCGCCAAACTTCTCTTGATTTTGATGATATGCTAGCTGCAGTAAATGCTGCTTACTCTGGTGGTACTTCTTATGGTATCTTCGAAAATTCAGAAGATATGGCATTGAATTTAGGATTCAGCGGTTTCCGCAGAGGTTCTTATGACTTCTACAAAACTGACTGGAAATATCTAAACGATGCTTCTACACGAGGTGCTATTACTGGGGTAAGTTCTATTGAAGGTGTTTTAGTGCCAGCTGGAACTTCAACAGTATATGATCAAATCCTAGGCACGAACATTCGTCGTCCATTCCTTCACGTACGTTATCGAGCTTCTCAAGCTGATGATCGCCGCATGAAGTCTTGGTTGACTGGTTCTGCTGGAGGTGCATTTACATCTGATTTAGACGCTATGGAAGTTAACTTCCTGTCTGAAAGATGTTTAGTAACTCAAGGTGCTAACAACTTTGTTCTTTTCAAAGGAGTGTAATTATTGAATAAAAATCTTAGGGTCGCTAAATATAGTGGCCCTAGGTTTTTATTATTAACTATTTAATTTTATTATATCATGGCTAAAAAAGCTGAAACAACAAAAAACGTTGAGATTGAAACCAAAGAAGACGTGAAAGTTCAAACTCAAAAAAGGGTAAATGTTGAAATTAAAGAACAACAACCTAAAAAAAATACTTGGGAAATTAAAGATAGAATTTATTACTTAAAAAATAATAAATCTCCACTTACTTTAACCATACCAGGCAAACACACACGTAAGCATGCTTTATTGTATTTTGACTCGAAAACCGGAAAGCAAAAAGAAATTAGGTATGCTACTAATCAAGATTCTCCTTTTGTTGAAGATCAAAAAGGTGAAGCTACTTTAGGGCATATAACGTTTAGAGACGGTGATTTAAAAGTTCCTAAAGAAAAACAAAATTTACAAAAACTACTATCTTTATATCACCCTTTAAAAGGTAGAATATATGAAGAGTTTGATGCTATAGAAGAAGCAACTGACGCACTAGACCTATTAGAGCTACAAATAACAGCGTTGAATATGGCTAAAGAAACAGATGTAGATAAAGCTGAAGCAATACTAAGAGTTGAATTAGGTTCTAAAGTTTCAAGCATGAGTTCTAAAGAAATAAAAAGAGATTTATTGTTATTTGCTAGAAGTAACCCAGAATTATTTGTTAATTTAGCTAATGATGAAAATGTTCAACTTAGAAACATGGCTATTAAAGCTACAGAAGGTGGTATTATAAATATATCTCAAGATCAAAGAACATTTACTTGGGGTTCAAATGGAAGAAAACTAATGACTGTACCATTTGACGAAAATCCATATTCTGCTTTTGCTGCTTTCTTAAAAACAGATGAAGGTATTCAAATTTATAATTCTATAGAAAAAAAGTTATAAACAAGTGATAATAGTATAGGGCTCGTCTACTCGAGCCCTTATACTTAAAAAAAATATAAATGGCAATAAACGTAGATACAGTATATAAAACCGTTTTGCTAATACTCAATAAAGAACAAAGGGGTTATATAACTCCTGATGAGTTTAATAAAACAGCTACGCAGGTTCAATTAGATATATTTGAACAATACTTTGATGATTTAAATCAACAACTACGCGTGCCACAAGCAGACGTTGATTATGCTGATAGGCAGCTTAATATTGATGAAAAAATATCATTTTTTAAAGCTCACGGCGTTTGTACTTATGACGCTGTAAATAAGTTTTGGCAGCTACCTATAACTGTAAATGGTAGCGTATCAGGATTTCAAGTTCTA